TTTATTTCTCGTTTCACTCAAATTTCTGGTGGTTCTGGATACACTCAAGCTCCGCAAGTAAAAATTGAAGGTGGTGGAGGAACTGGAGCGACTGCGAAAGCTAATGTTTCTGGTGGTCAGGTAACATCAATTGACATTATTACACAAGGGAGTGGCTACACATCCGCTCCTACTGTAACGATTTCTCCTTCGACTGGCGTATTTGTCGAGTTTCAATCGACTGGCACTTTGCCATTGCCATTAGTGGCTGGAACCGCATATCGAGCCGAGAATCCAACCTCCACAACCTTTACAATTAAAGGAACTGACTATTCGGATGTTGATATCAAATCTGCCGGGTCTGGAACTTTATATGTGGTGCTTTCCAGATCGTTTGGTGTGGCGTTTACTGGCAACTGGCGCGGAGATTATTCGTCGTTAGGTCAGACTCAAGGATTCTACTTTGGAACTGACTTTTTGTTACCGACAACCGCACCATCAATTGACAACGGAGTCACGCAATTCTGGCTACGCAAAGATACGGATGAATCTGGTCGAGTCTACACCTCCCAAGCAAATGCAATTGCTGGCGGCACAACTGGGCAGGTTGTCACTACTGCATTCGGTACTGGGCAAACTTATTTTGGCATTCGTTTTAGCGTCACTCCGAGTGTCTACGACAACTTAATCGAGCCAGACAACATTCAGTTCATCGCGGATGATGAAATTGTTAATTTCACATCTTCTGGCACATTGCCAAATCCGCTTGTTGCTGGCACAGATTACACAGTCAAATTGTTTGGCAATCGGGTTAAGGTTTATCAAGGCGGGACGCTTGTTCCGATCACGACTCCCGGCACAGGCAGACTGACCTTGGACATCCGACGAGTGATGACAGTACAACCTTCGACCAGCATCTATGCGCCTTCATGCTTGTACGAGACAGGTGATAAGATTTCGGTGCGAGCGGGGGAAAATGATGTTCTTCCTAACGGGATTGTTGCTGGAACGACATACTTTGTTCGCAAGATCAATGCAGATGAATTTGAGTTGTACAACACGCTTGCCAACGCTCAAAACTTGTCTGCAACGACTGGTCGAGTTGAATATTTGACAAGTGGAAACAAGACAACATCGAAATTTTTCGTGGATAGTGTGCAAGGCCCGGTTTTGGTCAAAACTGTTGCTCACATCGAAAAACCGAAAACTGATGGATATGTTTCGCTTTATGCTTTTGACTACGGACGTAGCAATGACATGACCCTAATTGGTCAGTATCACCCAGACGAAATCAATCCAAGCTATCGCAGAATCCGTATCGGCAAGAAGTGCGCTTGGGCGCGGATCGCATATCGTTTGACCCCGCCAACAATCACTTCCATGCAGGATTACATTCCATTGGAGCATGAGCGAGCGATTATTACTGCTGTTCACGCCTGTGACCTTGAAGACAAGGATTTTGCGGAGCAGGCAGTTCGTTACTGGGGCGTTGCTTTTAATTACCTGAAGAATCAGCAAGAGCATCTTGATGGGCATGCATTTCAACCTCCGCAAATTCAAAATCTTGTCTATGCTGACGGGCAAGACCCTGTGATGTTCTGATGAAAAGCGAAAACATCACTTCAGGCAGGCTACAAAAAGTATCGACCGGGTGGACGCAGGGAGTCAATTCGGTTAGGAATCCTTGGGCATTGCCAGAAAACCAGTTTAAGTGGGGGGTAAACTTGTCAATTCGTGGTGGCGTTGCACAAACTCGACCGGGCTATGCGATGCGTTTAAGTCTGCCAGCAGGCAACTTGCAAGGTGGGATTATTTTTCAAGCAAACAAACAAAAGGATGCGTCTTTTACTCGCGAAGAAAAAGGTGTGCAGACTGTTGTTCCTGCAAAAATATTTGACGTGAATGGCGAAGGGGTTGCTGAACAGGAATTGAGCTACATCGTCTTTGCAGTTGATGGGTCTGTTTATTATGCACCATTCCCATTGGTCCAGCCAAAGAACTGGAATGATTTTAAGCTGACAAACATTAAATTCGACAAAAATGTCGAAAACATCACTTTTGCTCTTGCGACGAAGACGGCTAATCTTGCTACCTCCGAAAACGAATTGGTGACCCCAGCACATACAATTTTAATGATGCAGGACGGCATCTCTGCTCCGGGGTGGTGGGACGGAAGCAATAAAACAGGCAACCAAGATGCAGGCATTCCAACTGGAACGCATATGGCTTATTCTGGAAACCGCATGTGGATCGCAAACGGGAACATCGTCCTTGCATCTGACCTTGGCGACCCGACCTCATGGCAAGAAAGAACAACGGGTGCTGGGCGCGGAGATTTTGCTTTTGTACGTCCAGTCACAGCAATGGTCAGCTATGTTGGTCAGGACACGTCAACGAGATTAACTGTGTTTACAGACCGAGCAACTTATTCCCTTGCAAGCGGAATTTTAGACCGCAGTCAATGGGCAACAACTGCTAATTTTCAAAATACGTTGTATCCGACAATCGGATGCGTTGCATCTCGGTCAATTGCCTTCCAAGCAGGTCAAATGTGGTGGTATTCTGATGGAGGTCTTGTTGCTGCTGACGTTGCCGCAGCATCTTATTTGTCTTCGCAGGTACTTTTCAAAGATGTCGAAATGGCAAGAACGAAGCGACTGATGGATGGCGATCCTTCTAATATTTGTGCTGTTTCTTTTGAAAACTATTTGATGTATTCTGTGCCGTACTTGTCGAAGCTGAACACAGACACGATGGTTTTGGATTATGCTCCCGCCGCAGAATGGGGAAGCGGCAGACAACCTGCATGGGCAGGGGTTTGGAATGGAACACGCCCGGTGCAATGGACAACTGGAAAAATCGATAACCAAAATCGATGTTTTCAATTCTCTATTGACTATGCTCCGACTGCTGATGGTTCGTACAATCATCTCTGGGAAGCATTCCAACCTGAAAGGTACGATACATATCTTCAGTTGAATCCTGATGGATCGACAACGGAATTGTACAACCGGATTTATTGCCAACTTGAAACTCCGATGCTTGGCGATGGCATGGATTTAAAGCAATTTATTTACTCTGAAATCGAAGCTACAGAGATCGGCGGAACAGTTGATGTCAGGGCAAGCTACAAAGGTAGCAAGGGCAAATATTTGCCAATCTTGAATCAACGGATTCTGGCAGTTACTAATGAGTGGCAGTACAAAGGATCGGATTACGAAAAGCAGATCAATAATGTTGGTTTTTTAAACACTCAATATCGCAGGTTGATTACGGAATCGGCAACTCGTTTGCCATCTTATGAAACTTGCGAAAGTCCTTTAACGAACGATGTTGATAAAGCATTTTCAATCCTAATTGAATGGTGCGGAGAGATGGGAGTGGAGATTGTGCGTTTATTCATCGATCCTTGGAGCGAGAAAGCCACAGGAATCCCTCAAGTCAACGAGACAAAGTCATGCGTGGTTGGATCAAATGGCGAGAATTTTAGCATTGACCTTAACCAGAGTCCGTATGAAAATATTTCGCTTAATCAACCGACTTGGAGCGCAAAGGTGTACAAGACTGTAACTTTATCATGTACCAGCAGTAGCAAGACTATTTCGGCAACCGCAAGCGCATCATTTATTTCGACTGTTTCTTACGCTCACGCTAAAGAAGAGGCGAGCAAGTTGGCCGAGCAATCCGCAACAAACGCTGCACAAGAGTTTAAAGCAAACAATCCCTGCTAATATGCCAAGTATCGATAAAGCAAAAATCAGATTGACGAACTTTCCAAATAAGTTCATATCTCCATTTGCGGATGAATTTCTTGTGCCTGTATACTCGTCAATCCCATTTGAAAAAAATCAAAACAATTGCTTGCCTTGTGCATTGTGCGGCACATACAAAGACAGGCAAAATGTTCTTGATGAAGTGGGTTCCAAATATGCTGGAATTGTTCAAGTCCCAACGCCAGACGAAGTATTTGTAGGATTTAACTAATGAGATCACCAATTGAATACAAATTAATTCCAAAAGATTCAGGAGAATTTCTTGAGCTTGTTGATTTTGCAGAAACATTTGATCACCAAGTTGTGGATCATCCTCAAATTAATGTCTATGGTCATTATCGTGATAACAAGTTAATTGGCTATAGTGACCATGTATTTATTCCTACCATCTATCCTGCTTTCCATCCTTCCTTTACAACTCCGAAGGATGTTGTACAAGTGATGCATGACTGGCGAGTTCACAACCAATTCACAGGCGGACCAAGTTACATTGGAGTCCCGCTACAAACTGATCGCCCGACATTTACTAACGAAATCATGGGGAAACTTGGGCTTGAGCGAATGAATCGCGAAATCTTTTACATCAAATAAATCTTATGAAAAGCAAACGTAAATTTTTTTACACCTAACAGAAAGACAAAATTATGGGCGGAGTAGCATCAGTTAATCCCGGTAGATACATGAGCAGACCTGATTCCAGTCAGGATGCGGCACTTTTAGCGCAAAAACAACTCATGGGGGGTGTTGCAATGGACGTTGCTTCCCAAGACCTTGCTGCCGCTCAAGCAGGGTCACTTGGCACTCAACGTCAATTGTTTGACCTTTACACGAAGATGACTCCTGCGATGCAGTCATTTGACGCAGAGCAGACCTCCCGGCAAGCCGCAGAATTGGGGATTTCAAATTTGGCCCGATCCCGGCAACTGGAGGAAATGACATCTCCAGAGACGGCAAGGATGAGATCGCAACTTCCGGGTCAAATCGAACAGGCAACCTCCGAGGGCGCATTCAAAAATTTGATGGACGAATGGTTGCAGAACAAGGGAATTGCCGCTTCGTATGGCTCAGGAATTGATCCCGCCAGCACTTTTGGTCGATCAGCGTTGGCAGACATGTCTACCGAGGAGGGAAGGCGCAGGATGCTGGAAAACATTAGCCTTCGACAGGGATTCCTGCAACAGCAGGAAGCACCTATCGGCGGATTGGACCCCGGTGCATTGATCCAAGCAAGAATGGGCGCAGAGGCAGCAAACCTTGGCGCAATGAGCGACTGGCAAAAAGGGATTCTTTCCGGGGCGCAACAACTCGGTGGATCGCTCGACCAGTTCCAGCAGGCGAGGATGGGACTTAATCAAAGTGCTTTCGACTATCTTTCTAAAAACATGGGCGAGATTTTGAATCTGCAACAAACTCAACGAGCCAATAGGCAAGCATACGAGCAATCATTGTACGATGCCGCTTCGCAAAGGGCGCAAGGGCAAAATCAAATGAAAGGCGCAATGATCGGTGGGGGCGCGGCATTGGGTGGCGCGGCAATCGGTGCTGCGGCGATCATTATTTAAGATAAACAAAAAATCTGTTTATATGGACAAATTTGTTAGCAAAACAGTCGAAAAAGCCAAGCTATGGGCAAAAAATTGGCCTCATTCTGTTGTATTGTGGTCTGGAGGTAAAGACTCAACTGCCATGCTCCACCTGTTGCGTTTCAAGGCCGGGATAGATGTCCCGGTCATCCAGTTTCGCCAACCAAAATTTCGCGAACGCTACGCTTATTCTGATCAATTAATTGAAGATTGGGATTTGACTGTCTTTGAGTACCCGGCAAGCCGATATGCTCTCGCAGACGGGCCTGATGTCAAGACTGGGGAGGTTCGCTTCGATCTACTTCATTACTTTCAATGGGGAACCAAAGCCGTTGTGCTTTCTTTGGGAACGGAGCGTCCGAAAGAAGGCGAGAAATTCATGTGCGGCGTGGATGACTTTTTGAAGCGTCCTACAGGCACTTTTAATTGGCCTTGGGAATCGGTGTGGATAGGAACGAAAAATTCCGACACAGATTTGATCAAGGGTCATGTACCCTTGTCGCAAGAAATTCGTTACGCAGAGGGCAGTCCTGTGAGTTTATACCCTATGCACGATTGGACTGATCAAGAAATCTTCCAGTATTTGGTCGATAACAATGTCGAGCCTGATCCGACTCGTTATGTCGAACGGATCAATATCCACACGACTGCTAAACAATGGGGCAACAACCCAGACAAATCGCAGAATGCCGATTTCTATCCGGTTTGCTTGAATTGCGTTGATCGGCATCAGGGCAGTCATGTGCATTGCCCAAAGCTCAAGGCAACCATCAGCAACATTTCACATTTAGCACCATACGAAGACATCGTTATTCCTGATCTGGGATTTCGACCTGTTGAATGGAAGGAGAACAAATAATATGGGTGGATCAGCAACAAGCACAACTCCCGGCGGGGCATTCAACCCGCAAGCAGAAGTTCGACCAGCAACAAAAGCAACGGCAGCAGACATTGCCGCCTTTGATCGTTCGCAAGCTCAAAGTCAACGCATTGCACAGGGTCTTGGATCATTGGCGGAAGGAATTGGGAGCATAGATTTTGACACAAAATCAAATGCTTATGAAAGTCAAAGTCAGGCAGAAAAATACCTTAAAATGCTTGAAATGATGCGTAAAAATCAGTCTGGCGAATTGAATTTTGTCCCTAACATGCCATTCCAAATTCGCAGTTCTGGCGAGAATGCAGTTCACGATGCTTGGGCGAATGCTGGAAAAACTTTAGCCAGTAGTGCTATCGGCGGAATTGGTAAAATGTACGGAATGTGAAACCCTATGATTGCGAAAAATGCGGAGCGTGTTGCAGTTACAAGTGGTCATGGCCGATCTTTCGGCGTGACCGATCAGACGCAACTGGAATTCCGCAAGAAATGCAACGAAACGATTACCCTCTAATGAAAACTGAAAACAATAGATGTGTTGCGTTGCAAGGTGAAGTTGGAGTTGCAGTTAAGTGTTCTGTTTACAATTGCCGACCTACTGCATGTCGAAAATTTGAACCCGGATCAGCATTGTGCATTGAGGCAAGAACAAAATTAGGAATTTAATATATGGGTGGATCATTTAAAAAAATTCTTGGCACATCTCTTCCATTGCAAGGTTTTGTTACAGGGAAAAAATCTTTTAGTGAAAGTTTAAAAACAGATGGCGGAGGGATAGAGCAAGGAATTAATCGAGGCATTTTGAAAGCATTTGGAGATGGCGGAGGTAGCGGTTATTATAGTCCACCTAAATCAAAGCCAATGGACATGAGTTCTATGTTTGCACAGCAAAATCAAATGCTTGCAAACATGAAATCGCAATCTGCCGCGAATATTGCTCGGCAACAAAAGAGCAATGCACAATTGGCGACATCTGCACCAAGATTCCAGTCTGCTCCTCCTCTTGCAGAAAATAAAATTGGTGATATAACTGCGCCAGCAGATTTGCCAGTTGACATGTACCAACCATCATCGCAACAAATTGCAATGAATAATTTTCAAATGCCAGACTTGTCAAACATCAGGTTTGGTGGAGTATAAAAAGAAAGGAAATAAAATTATGGGCGGAAGTCCACAACCAAGCAAACAACAAATCAAAGCCGAGCAAGACATGCGCCAGCAAGAAATGAAAATGCAGCAGGCTATGTACAATCAGCAGACGGCGCAACAAATGGAAATGATGCGAATTCAGCAGCAACAGGCTGAACAAGCTCGACTTGATGCCATGGCGGAACGTCAACGCATCGAGGAACAGCAAAGGCAAGCCGCAATTGAATCTCAAAATGTTGCCGCGCAACAACTTCG